GAGCCCGAGCCAGAGTTAGAGCCCGAGCCAGAGTTAGAGCCCGAGCCAGAGTTAGAGCCCGAGCCAGAGTTAGAGCCCGAGCCAGAGTTAGAGCCCGAGCCAGAGTTAGAGCCTGAAGAACCCTTCCGGGTTGAGGTGCCAGAGTCTGAGTTAGCCGCGCCAGAGGGTGGTGAGCTAGACCCGCGCACCGGCATCTCTTGGAATCAAAACGAGGATGGCGAGTGGATCGGATTTGACGCCGACGGCAACGTATACGGCGAGGGTAAGGAACTTATCTACTCGCCCCCAGAGGATGTTGAGGGAGAGGTCGACCCAGACACGGGGATCACCTGGTACCCGAGCGCTGACGGTTCAAAGATCGGCGTTGACGCCGACGGGAACTACTACAACCCAGACGGCAGCATATTCTGGCAGCCGGACTACTCCGACGAGTTTGAGATGGGGGATGGCTTCACCCCGGACACCGAGGGCGCGACAGAGTTTGACCCGACAGAGTTTGAGCTTAACGTTGAGCCGGGGCAGACCCCGACCGACATATTTGGACAAATTAAGGACGTGCTTGGTGGATCGTTTGGGCAGGGTCTGTACAAGCAACTACAGAGCCAGCTAAGCCGTCCTGCTCAGCAAGAGATATACGGCCCAACAGGTCGCAGGTATAGTAAAACACCAACCGGCGTATACCAACGCGCGGCGCAGCCACTTGTTGGGATGGGGTTTGACTGGAGCGGCTTCAAGGCACCAGATCAGGCCGAAGAGGGTGTGGAGAAAAGGGACGAGGCGTTCCAGGCCGAGAAGCCACAGGTTGGTGCTCCAGAGCTGTTTGACCCGCTCAAGGACACCAAGTGGGCGCCGATGAGCCGTATCGAGGGACTGGGTTTCGCGGGTAAGTTTATCAACCAAGAGCCGATCTCAATGTCCACCTTCGACCAGAAGTCGAAGCCGATACAGGTGCAACAGGTTGAGCAGGATACTCCGATGACAACCGGCTGGAAGACGGCCGACGAGTTACAGGCAGAGAAAGAGCAAGATCAATATGGGCAACAATTTCAACCAGAGGAACAAGACATGTTCTTTGACCCCACAGACATAAACCTATCACAACCCTGGTGGCAACAGCCAGAGTTCCAACAGCAACAGGACACGATGCCGGTGTACGCCGCGCAGGGTGGACTGATCGATCACAACCCACAGTTCTACTCAGAGGGTGGCGCGAGCGTTGGGATGAGACACGTCAAGGGTGACGGAGACGGAACCAGCGACAGCGTCCCCGCGATGCTAGCCGCCGATGAGTACGTTCTCCCGGCTGACATTGTTTCTAGCCTTGGAAACGGCAGCAGCGACGCCGGGGCCAACGTGCTAGACCAGTTCGTTCAAATCATACGAGAGCACAAAAGAAACGCAGACCCCGAGGATTTACCCGAGGACAGCCAAGGACCTCTGTCATACCTAGCAGAGGCATACGAGAGAGCGGGAGCATAAGATGGCCGGATTGAGCAACATGTTAACCAACAAGGACATCACGACAGAGACCCTCCCGTCGTGGTTCACCAACGCACAACAGCAAGCGGTTAGCGCGATCTCCAACGTGCAAGCGCCGGCGGTCGCAGACACCGCGGCTCAGTCCGCGATCAACGCGTTCAAACCGGCGACAAGCCCGTTCGGATCTGCCCAAAGCACGCTTGAGTCGATCGGCAGCGGGGCAGCTAACCCGTGGCTAGCATCGGGCCAGCCCAACACGGCGACGCCGCTGGGTGGATTGTTCGCCGCCCAGACCGAGCAGGCCAAGCAGTTCATGCCGGAGATTGACACGGCGCAAACGGCTAGGAACATAGCCGGGGGAGACTTTGGTAGCGCGATGAACCTCGGCGGAGTATCCAGGGCTCGGGCTAACTTCTTAACGGACCTGTACCAGAAGCAGATGCAGTCCGCGCTACAGAACCAGCAGACAGGTGTCGCCGCAGGATCCGCGTTAGGCAACGTCGGCAACCAGCTCGTACAGTCCGCGCTTAACACGGGAACGTTCCAGCAGAACGCGCCCTACGCGAGCGCTCTGAACTTGGCGAACGTTGTTGGCAAGTTACAGGCCCCGAAGACCACCACCACAACGAAGGACCTCGGATTCTTGAACCAACTTGGCGCTCTAGGTTCGATGGTAACCGGAGGCATAAACGCGCTAAGCGGAGATTACGTGATGGACCCGAAAACCGGCAAAGTTAGCAGGAGGCCCGGAATTCTTGACCAAATCGGAATAAAGGGCGGCCTACCCGGGTTGTATAATAAAGTGACAGGATTGTTTAGTTCTAAAGATGAACCTAGTGTCGGCGCAGACGCGGGGGCTTACAATCCCGACACTGGCATGACGGATTACATCGGCGCGGACGGCAACCCAATATCCATCGACGCGAGCGGGAACTACTACGACGAGCGAGGTGAGCTTATCTGGTCCCCAGGTTGGGGTAATAGCACCGATCAGTCCTACGAAGAGGACAACATGGGTAACGTTTCTGATCCCACAGACGGTGGCGGTGGTGGGTATGATGATAGCGAGAGTGGTTACTACGACGACTACACCGGTGGGTATGTACCCGAAACATACGAGAGCAACTACGGCAGCGGTTACGACGACTAAGGAATAGAACATGGCGCAGAACAGAGGCGGTCTCTCATCGGTTGATGAGATCGAAGAGGAGATTGAAGAGGAGCAACCAACCACCGAGCCAGGTCTTGGTGTGGTGGTCGGATCCGGCAAGTCCGCGTCGGTAGCCAGCCCGAGCACGCTCGAGGCGATGGCCGAGTTGTACAATCAACGCGCGGCAAAACAGAACAGCTTCATGGAGGCCTTGAAGGATGCCGCGGCTTGGACGGGCGGTGGTGTTAACGGGCCCACGGAGACACTCAGGATGCGAGACGAGCAACGCTCCAAGCAGGCCGCGGAGTTGTTCTCGATGCAGAACCAGATAGCGCAGCACCGTCAGGCGATGCTGGACTCAAATATCTTCTTGGGCACTCCACAACCAACCGCGGCCGCTCAAGGCCAAGTAACCCCCGGCGGGGCCACCGCGACGGACGCAGGGGCCGCGCCCTCGTTAGGTAGAGTTGGCGGTTTGGTAGACATGATCAAGGACCCCAACCTCAAGCGACAGATTTCTCACTTGTACGCCACCGACAAGAAGGCGGCGCACCAGCAGCTTAACAAGTACCTGATGGAGTCCTCGCCAATGACAGGGGAGCTGGCTAGGCGCATCAACATGATACAAAACGATCCTAACACTTCTGACGACGACAAGGCCCGGTACACAACGCTAGCAATTGTAGGAGCAGAAGGGTTTAAGCCTGTTGATCAAGTAACATCAAAAGGAACAATTCCCGCGCCTCTATACAAAACGGTTCCGGTCGCTCAAGGAACCCCCGCGGCGAATGCAATTAAAAACCCAGCGCCGCCCCCACTACCACAGCAAGCGCCGCAGGGAGCTGCTCCACAACAACCACCACAGGCTGGGATGCCACCGGCGGCGGCTCCAGGCGCTGCGCCAAGGGCCCCAGCGGCGGCTCCAGCCGCTGCGCCACGAGCTCCAGCGGCTGCGCCAGCAACGCCGCCAACTGCTGCTGCGCCAAGCACCCCGGCAACGATGGCCCCGAAGGCTTCCTCGGCGGCCCCGAGCTATTTAGGTAATCTAGCTCCGGAGAGTAAAGAAGGGGTTGCTCTTCAACAGAAGGCTGGAGAAAAAGAACTAAATGTGCAGGAGGAACGCCAGAAACTTCGAGCTAAAGAGGTTGAGCTGAAAGAGTCCGAGATTGAGAAGGCGGGGGAAACCGCTGGTGGTCGACTGGCTACGGTTGAAAACATAAACAACATATTAGCTCGTCATGCCAATGCCTCCGGACCCTTAGCAAAACCGGGACTGGTTCCGGCCATATTGGGCACCCTGGCATCCGGGTTTAGTGTTGGAAATTTTGGATCACTTAGCGTCCCTGGTATCGAGGAGGCCGTGATTAAAATAGGAGCAATGAAGGGCCAAGACCAGGCCACAATTAACGCAGCAAGAGAATTGGCTAGGGAGTACGCCGGTCTAAATCTTGCAAACGCCCAATCTTTCTTAAAGGGCCAGGGCGCTGTCTCAGACGCGGAGCGTCGTTTAATATCACAAATGTCCGGTAGCGCCTCAGATCCTCCGGGTGCGGCCAAACGCTTCATGGCGTGGCAGCAAAAGAAGGCGGAGTATGACCAGAAAATGTACAACGAGGTGTACTTACCATGGAGAAGGCAAAACATGAACGCCGACTTCAGAGAGTTCATATACAACAACCCCGAGTTTTTGAAGAGAAGGGAGCAGTACGGCAAGGATCTTGTAGCTTTAGCTAGATCGCCAATAGAGTCCGAAAAGCCACCAAAAGCTAAGAAAAGCCTCGACTCGCACCCCGGTCGTGCGTTACTTGACAAGTACCCTAAGAGGTAACAATGAACGAGCAACTACAACGCGCGTACGACGCGCTACAGCAGGCAGACGCCGCTGGCAACGCCGAGGACGCTCAGAAGTTAGCGGACTTTATCCGCGAGCTTGAGGCTCAGGTGATGGTCCAGGAAGAGAAGAAGGCCGCGCCAACCGATGACAGCGGGCTTCAAAACCCAATGACCTACGGACTGGCAGGGGCCGCAGCAGGCAGACTGTTAGGCCCGGCGGTTGGCGCTGGTATAGACACAGCCGCGCGCTCGATGATGAACCGAAAGCCACCAGCTCCTGGGGCAGCTCCCGCTGCTCCCGCTGCCGCAACAAGGATGGAGCCGAGCATAACACCGTCTCAACCAGCAAGACTTTCGGAGCCACCCTCGTTGCTTGGTCCGGGGGCTATAAAAGTTATTTCGCACAACGAACAGCAGGTTATTGGTCATCCTGCTGCAATGAGCTTAGCGCGCAAACCGGAGCCTGGTTTTGAGGTGCGACCGGGTCGTTTGATAGCGACACCGGAGGGCGCCGATCTTTCAGTCGAGGCTCCACCACCACAACCGCAAGCGCCACTGACACGGTCCGCGGCGCAGCTGTCCGCGCCACCAGCCGCTACACCACCGGCCACGCCACCAAAGCCTTCGCTGTTTAATAGGATGAGTCGCACCCTTGCGGAGCCGAAGAAGGTGCCCCTATACGTCGGCGGTGCCATGGCCGCGGGCCAGGGTCGGGACGCGTACGAGCAGATGCGCGAGGGCAACGTCGGAGAGGCCGCGCTGAGCGGAGCCGGGGCCTTGGGTGGCCTTGGTATGTTCTCCAGGATCAAGCCGGTTCGCGCGGCGGGCACGCTGCTTGGCGTTGGAACGCCACTCGCGCGCATGTACCGCAGCCTCACAAAGGAAGAGGACGAGCCGGAGCGCAAGGCCATGGGCGGGCTCGCGGGTTACGCCAAGGGGAAGATGGTCAAAGACCTGGCAGTTGGAAAGGCCCCGAAAGCGCTTGAAGACGTCATTAACCTTTTCAAAACAAATAAAGTTGTAAAACCTAGTGAAGCTTTTGGGGCCCATGAAGGTAAGACCGCGCATTTTACCCAATCAGATAGATTAAAAGCCATTGAGGGTGAATTAGGCGGCCATGAATTTTCTTCGCATCAATTAACAAAACCTGAATACAGAGCTGCAAGAGCTGTGTGGGGTGTTGCATCTCCGCAAGAAGCAACTAAAATTATTAACAGAAATAAAAAAGTGCCAGAGGGGCAATCAATTTGGGCTCCTCTTATTGGCAGCCCAACTCAGCATCAAACAAACCCCCATGTGTTTGATCCTATGCTAGAGGAATTTTATCGACAAGCTCGTTTGGGAAAGTTGCCCCAAGAAACGGCTGATAAAATGATGGGCGCTTTGGCAAAACAACAATTTGGAAGCGGACCAAGAAAAGGGCAGTTGATGTTTCCAAACGCTCCAGATATTAGAGATGAGGACGCCGTACGTGCGTTAGCGTCAACATTTGAAAATCGGGGTCCGTTAGCTGATATTTTGTTTGCAGCAAAAGGTGCTGGAAAAACAAAAGGCCAAATAATAGATTACGACAATATGCTTCGTAGCATGGCAGACCCAAGTTCTTTGGATGCTCCAACGCATTCTGTTGGTACCAGACTTTTTACTTTGGACAATAATGTTACTTATAGACCGGACTTGCACTCTGCTTTTCCCCATATTTTAACTGGAGCAGATCAGGGAGTGTCGTTTCGCCCGATACCAAAAGAATTGGCCCTAAAAGATTATATTGATACATACCGAGATTTTAAGGGACAAGAACCGGGGACATGGGCTTTTACTAGAAAACCGTTATCTGTAGATGTGACTGATAAATTTCTACGCAGATTAGAAGACGCCGGATACTCCAAAGGCGGATTGGCACACTTGGCAGGTGGGGGTAGTCCCAAAGATCAAGATTTACTTAGCGCTTTTGAATTTGAAAGAAGAAAAGAAGGTCGGCCATCCAATTACAATCGCGGCACGCTCTCAAGGGGCAATAGCAGGGCGGACATAGACATCGCCTCCGATAACGGCGGAAATGTCTACCAGAACTATTACAGGTACTCCGACCCTGAAGCCGCCCAACGAGACTATGAAAACCTTTTGGCAGAGTCTGAGATGAGGAATGATTTGTCCGGGTACGCCGAGGGTGGCAAGACACCCGCATGGCAGCGCGCAGAGGGGAAGAACCCAGAGGGTGGGCTGAACGCCAAGGGACGAGCCTCCTACAAAGCAGAGACAGGCGGCACGTTGAAGCGCCCGCAGCCCGAGGGCGGGGCGAGGCGTGACTCCTTCTGCGCCCGAATGACGGGCATGAAGAAGAAGCTCACGTCCTCGAAGACCGCGAACGATCCAGACAGCCGGATCAACAAAGCGCTCCGTAAGTGGAAGTGCTAATCACTTACGGTACCTAGCTCCGACCCACCCCTCCGCGGCGAGTGGGAAATCCGGAGCCCACTTAGGTGGCGTGGTCATGATGCTGACCACACGATCTAAGGCGGACTCGGCGTCTGCCTCCTCTGATAACAGGAGAATCTCGTCGTGAATAGTGTTGACCATTTCAAATCCGTTTTCCTCAAGCCGAAGCATGGCCTCGGTAAGCATATCTCTCGCAGTCGCCTGGACAGCCGACTGAAACATACTCGAACCAATAAGCTTGTTACGGCCCCACTTCCTGGTCAGGGTGTTCTGGTTGACCACGGTGACGCCGTCCCTCATCTCGCCCCATGGGGTCAGCTGAGCCTCGACTTTGGGGCCCTGCCAGCAGATGATGCGCCCGCTCGGGAGCTTCATGAGAAGAGCTCCTTTCGTGAAATTAAAGAGAACGCGGCCTGACTTCACAGGCGTCTCCGGGACGCGCACCGCTGAGATCGCGGACCTCTCATAGTCGTACCACGCGGACTTCACCTTCTGGTAGGAGTCACGGTACGCGCGCACGGCCTGCTCGCTCTGCTCGGGCGTCATCTTCACACCCATCCCATCGGCGTACTCAATCAGCCCACGCGACCCCTGTCCGAACATGCAACCCAGCACGGCGGACTTGGATACCTGGCGCATCTCAGAGGTGACCTCCTCGTATGGCACACGATAAAGACTACTCGACGCGAAGGTCTTGTACTCGTCAAGACCCTGACGAAACATCTCTACCTTGTCATTTTGACCGGCTATCCATGACGCCACACGGTTCTCGATTGACGAGAAGTCAGCATCCAAGAATGTACGGCCGGCGGGGGCTTTTATTACACTACGCACAAGGCTCGACAGCTCGTCCATAGTGCCACCGCGACCCTCCACCAGGACGCGCTCTATGGCCTCCAGGAGGCTCTCGTCCTTCAGGTGAGGCCTCGCTATGTTCTGCAGGTTAAGACCGCCCCTAGAGGCGAACCTGCCCGTGCTGGCGCCATGGTAGACCAGGGTGTTCCGTATCCTGCCACCGACCTGAACCTGTAGCATCTTCTCAAACTTCGCCACGCTCGTGAGCGACCCCTGACGTCTGAGCTCTAATACCCGACGGATTTTGTCGGGTATATTGTCGCGCTCTAAGAGCTTACGAACCGTCTCCGCTGTCAGGTCGTCCACCTTGATGTTCGCCTCCTCCAACCAGATCGCTATCTTGGCTGGCTGGTTCGCGGTGATCCCGCCCGTTAGCACGGTGATCTCCGAGGCTATCTTCGCCTTGTTAACCGCCACGGTGCCTATCGCGTTGTGTAGCTCGTTGACCTCCACCGGAACGCCGCGGTCGTTAATCTTCTGCGTCATCACCCACACTCGCTGCTCAGAGTTGGACATGTTCCGGCACCTCCTGAGCACCGCCATCTCGGTACGCACGTCCTGCTTGCAGTACTCGTACATCTGCGACAGCAGCACGGGGTCATAGCAGAACTCGCCGTTGCGCTGTGGCTTGGAGAGCTTCTGTATCAGACGGTCGCCGGCGGCGTCCTTCTGCTGGGACAGGTTCAGCATCTGCGCGGCGTCCGCCAGGGACTGCGGCAGGTTGTTGGAGGCGGCCACGGCCATGCTGTCCGTGAACTGCTCCCACTGGACTGGCACCTTGAGAACGTGGCGGAGGATGTTAACCTCGAACGCCGCGTTCCACGCTGAAAATTTGGTTGTCTCGTCAAGTAGCCAAGAGGGCGCGGGTGTCTCGCTTGGGATCCAGAGCTCGGGCTCCGCCCCACCGAACGAGTAGGCCATACAAATCACCTCGGTGCTCGGGTCCCTGGAGTACTTGTCCAGCCCAAGCTTGGGGAGGTCGGCCCGGCTACGGGTCTCAAAGTCAATTGACACGTTCATCTTGTACCTCCTCACGGATTTTGATACGGATCATGGCGATCGCGTGCTCGATGCCGTGTATGAACGGCGGAGGCGCGTTGTTTTTGAACGCGTTAGATTTTTCTTGGGTTAATAATGCGAGAACTTCTTGGACTGTCATAAACGCTCCTAAGGCGGGCCGACGCATCGGCGGTTGAAATTATAAAAAAAGGGGGCCAGATTTTGTGGCTACTGCACGCGGTTATGAAGGCAGGAAAATACGCCGCTTGCCACATCCTCTCGAGGCCTGCCTAGCACCCCCAAGCACTACACCAAGGAACAACAAACTACTTCTTCGGTAAGTTAATCTCCTTACCAAGAGACACACCAACAAACACAACTGCCAAGGAAACTATTGTCATCAATATTTTGATGATACCGGGTAACAGCACCAACCACCAGGACCAGTCAACATATCCCAACAGTTTAGCCGTAACGAATATAAGTGTCAAACCAGTTAATAACATTTACTGCCTCCTATTTTTTCCACTTCCAGGCTAAGTTCCAATTCCACAAATTTAACGGTGGGCACTTCCAAACGCTTAGATCTCGCATGAGCCAGCGACGCACGCCAACATTTGTGCGCCCTCCACGTTATCTGTCTGCTCCTTAAACAACGTCCAGTCTATCTTCGGAACCCGAGCCTTCAGCTCATTGTACTGCTCCTCCGTGCACTCCTCGTACGGAGCCTGGCGGTACGTGCCACCATCGTACGGCAAAAAGCTCACGCCGGAGATCTCGTCGAAGTGATCCCACACCCACGCGCCAACCGAGGGCCAATCCTTCTCCTCGACAGAGATTGTAACAGACGGCTTGTGCTCACACCAGTGGCGCTGGTAGGCCAGCCAGAGCTCCAGGTGGGATATGGCCGAGACATCGTCCCGGACTAGCCCGGCCGGAGCTTTTTGAGGAAAGCTGAACACAACCGTCTGAGTCGGCTTGTAGACGCAGTCCTCTGCGGGTACACCCTGGCTGACGAGGAAAGCGCTAAGAGGATCCTTCTTATCTCCTCTGACTCGGCGGATGTAATACCGGGAGTGTCTCGGGTGAATTCCAGAAGCTGAATCAACGAGCTGTGATACTGTTCCCGATGGCTTAACACAAGTAATAGCCGCGCTCTTAGCGACTCCGAGTGTATTAGCCCAGAGTTCATTGACTGCTCGTGAGTGCTCCCTGAGTTGTGCGAGGTTTCCTGCGAGAACTTCATCATTTGTGCACATCTCCGTGTTGTCGTAGATACCGGTTAGCGACACTCCGAGCAGTCTCTCCTCCTCGGTGTTGCGCTGCCACAGCTTTCGCAGATACGGAAACTTTGTAAAGGTGGACTGAATTGTTCCCAGTATCGTCGCCACCTCAACCTTATCCTTAAGAGTCTCCAGCGTATCGTCATGTCTTACCACCACCTCGGTAAGGTTACAAAACTGGTAGGGTCGCAGAATAATTTCGGAGCAAGGATTTGTACCGAAATCAAAATTAGGATCGCGATGGCTATACTTGGCAACAGTTTTCTTAGCAGCTTCACGATTAAATATCCCACGCTCCCCAGAATGAGAATTGTAAAGACTAAGCCACTCTTCCATAAACTTACCCACAGTTGGGGTCTCATTATAAACAGCAGAGTTGTTAGCAAGTGCCCGATGCGGCGCAGTTTCCCACCAAGGTCCAGATTTCGCATGTCGAATCCTTTCGTCGTCCAGGTCGGACAGAGAGATCATAGCCGAGCGGCGAACGCCACCCACGACCACAACCTCGCCAATCTTGCACATCAGATCATGGCACTCCAGGGTGTTTAGCTTTCGTCCTTTGGCGTGCTTGAAGGTGTTAACCGCGAACGAGAATAGGTCCACGAGGGGTCCTGGTCCGCTAGCTCTGCCGCCGAAGGTTTTGAGTCTGGCGCCGGCTGGTCGGATCTTGCTGACGTCCCACTTAGGTACTTCGCCAGCGTATAGATGCGCGATGAGGAGTCGGAGGGCTTTTGCCCATCCTTCTTTTGAGTCGTGGACAGCGATAACATGTTCGCTTTCAAAAAGCTGCTCCGGCACGTCGGGCAGCTGAGAAGTGTATTTAGATTCAACGCTGAACCCGACGCCAGTACCGCAGAGCAGGATGAACATAGCTTCATCGAAAGACTTCGGGTCGTCGACGGGGAGATACGAACAATTGTAGATACAGGTGTTATCACGGTCTGCGCTCCTTCCGGCTGTCATCATGGCGCGCATCGAGGGCATGACCTTCATGTCGTAGATTGCCTTGTAGATACGGTCCTTGAGTTCTGTGTTGTCTTTAATCGCCGGCGTGCGTGAGAAGACGTAGTCGACGTATCTCCATACGGTCTCGCTCCACTGCTCGCGGCGGCCCTTGTCGTCAATAAAACGCGCGTAACGGCTGGCTGCAATATATTCTTGGTATTGATCCATGGTTCTTTTCTTGGTGTGTTAGGGAAAAACTGCCGGCGGTACTCTGCCGGCAGCCGGTGCAAAACAACTTACTTTACTGCGCTCTTCTTTTTCTTTGTGGCCTTCATAACCGGGGCCTTAGCTACTGCGGCCTGGGCGTTATCGAACCACTTGAATACGGGGTTGACCTCTTCTGGCGACACCGGCAGCGTGATTGCCTTTTGCAAGAACTCCATGCTCTTCTCCAAACCCTCGAGCATGAACTGCATCTGCTTCATAACCTCCTTCGCGTTGTGCTCGCTCGCGTAGTAGGTTACCTTGTTCTCGCCGTCACCGAAAGCCAGGTTAACATAAAAATCATCACCCTGTGACGCGCGGGCTTTCACGGCGACAAACGACTGGTCGGTCGGAAAGAACTTTGAAAAGTCTAAGCTAACTGCTTTTGACATATTAAACTCCTATTTAATTTACTGTTGCTGTGTTAACGAAGTCTTTAGTTAGCAAAGTCTTCGGCGGCGGTTGCTGACCCACCAAGTTTATCGCCATCTTTGAGCTTTTGCACGTTGTTTAATCCACAGCCAATACCCTTGGATCCACTGGTGTTGTACGCAAAGAAGCTGATCGACGCACGTCCGTAGCAGCCGGAGTAGAACTCCGAACGGTCCAGGATTGGGTTTAGATCGGCGTCAACAACCCCCGGCTTTTGCTGGCTGTTAGCGTTGATAAAGTACATGCCCTTGTACGCGGGGTCGTCTGGCTTCTCAGCGTCACCATCACGAAGACCTCCCTTGAGCACCGCGGGGATCTTACCGCCCCAAATCTCTTTGTTGTCTTCCTTGGATTTCGAAACGGCGTTGTTGATTTTGTCAACGTTTTCTTTGTCCGTCTTGGGTATAAGCAAAGAAATTGAGAACTTGGGAGTGGCTCCCTCTTGCATTGCTTTTGCCTCAAAGACCGACTCGTACGAAAAACGAACTGGTCCAACTACTACTTTTACTGACTTTGCCATACTAGGCTCCTTGTTTAGCGTAATGACCCTGAAATCCGGCGGGTCCGTGCCGGTACTGCAATTCTACTCTGATTTATCGCCAACCTCAAACGAGTCAATTATGAGGCCAACCTGGCCGATGGTGTACCCTATAAACGCCACCATCATGCCAATACGACGCACCTTAAAGTACGAGAGCGTGGTAAATATGTACATCAAACCAACCAGGCTCAAGAAGATGTGGGGGCTCATTCTAGCACCAAGTCGTCAATGAACACGGGGGTGTTCTCGCCAACGTAAGCGCCCAGGATGTTGAACTGATAGTGCTCCATCGCCTCGTCAGGGGTCATCCTGTCGTGCTTGATTAGAATCTCAATAATTCTGGGCTCGCTGTACGCGACGGCCATCATGCCGAGGGCGTTTGTTGCTACCCCTATGATGGCCTCGTCGAAGTACTCCTGGTCCATGAACAGCAGCTCCTCGCCGCCCACGTAGTTGTCTGCGATTTGTTGTCTCTTTTTCAAATTCTTTCCAGCATCTTAAGTTGATAAATACACTCTGTGGTGGCTATAGAATAATTTTCGTAAGTTTTTTTCACTTGATAATTATCGGCTTCTTCAAGAAAAAAATCAAACTTTGTCTTAAGTTTTTCTAAAACTTTTATAGCTTCCTCAAGTTTTTTATCTTCACCGTACTCAAACAAATGCTCCCCAAATGAGGTAAGTTCTTCTTCTGTGAAATCTTCTGTTTTGTTTGTATTTTCAAAACCAAGGTAATCTTTTAGTGCGCTTGCTACTATTTGTTGCTTTTTCATTTAAAATCCTCCGCGGCGTCGTTCTCATCTTTAACAAGCTTGGGCGAACCCTCTGGCTTTATTACTAGCACCGACAACAGGTCCGACACGTAACCCTTCTTCCCGAGCTTCTCCAGCTTCGCGATCGACTTTAACGAGGCCGGTTCCATAATCTCCTCCTCTTTGAAACCTTTGTCAAGCAATATCGTAGCCGCCAGGGGCTCGTCGGTTATGCGTCGGTGAGTCTTTGTGGTGACGAGCTTGTAACCCTTGGGGGACAGGCCCTTGTTTATTGCCCGTTCGGTAAAGAAAGCCTCAAGATCGCTAACATACGACTTCAAATGCCCCGATCGGGAAAATGCTAACTCGATCTCTTCGTCGCTCAGGAGCGCCGGCTCTCTGAACTCTAGCGCGGCGATCTCGTTAACAAAGTCTGACCTGGCTCGGCACGTTGCCTTCGCCCGGCAGAACTGGCAGTGATCTCCTGCTACGAACTCGCCCGAGCCCGCCCAGGCCTTTTTGGCTTTTGGCTTGACGAAGTAGTTCGCCCAGTCGATGAGCTTCGCGATCGAGGTGCCGTCGCTTGTGATGCTGTCGAGGCGGGGCTGGACGATGGTGTACTCGACTTCTTTGATGTCCGGGTAGTCTTCTTTGAACTTGCTCCAGGCGCCGAGCGCGTAGAGCCTGAGCTGCGAGTTGTCCTTGGCTTCGACGGGGATGCCTTTGCCGAACTTGAGGTCGATGACTCTAACCTTGTGCTTCGACAGTACCACGACATCAGCAGTACCAAATCCGTCAGGAGCCCAGTCAGAATAATCCACACGTTGTTCAAATAGAGGAGTGTCCCCCTCACCAATTTGGCTGCGTACATATAGCACATAGTTATCGACATACTCTTCAAACTCCTCGTTGTAGTAGGGGGTGGCCTTGATGATTTCGGATTCTCTCTTGAACTCCTCAAATCCGATCTGGCCGTAGTGGTGGCGAAGCTTCACCTCGGCCAGCGTGTGCGCCATGGTGCCCTCCTGGCTATAGTCAAAGCTGCCAGCGGATCGTTTTATTTCTGGGAGTGTGGCCTCGAGACGGGCCGAGGGGGTACATGTTAGCCAACGTTTTGATGCGGAGGCTGATAGAACGGCGTGAGCGGTCATGTCGGTTTTCCTGTTTAGCGGTTAAGTTGTACTACTACTAATACAAAACGGGACAGCTTTTTGGGCTGTCCCGTTCAGTAGTTGACTAATTTATTGGGTTATTGTTTTGCTGTTTTTAGCTGGGAGATCAGATCATTAACCGCGCCGGTGAAGTCCACGACCACGTCCGCCTTGACCTCGAGCTTCTGGTCTCTAGTCTCCTTGTAGTCCGTTGGGAATTGACCGCGCAGGGCGATCTCCGCGATCCTGGAGTTGAACGCCTTGTTCCCTACGTTAGCCAGTAGCTCGCGCTCCCAGTACGCCTGGGAGTGCACCAGCGCAACGCCTAGCGCGTCCGCGAACTCTGGGTACTTCTTCTTCCAGTTCTCGGCCACGTCCTTGCTGATGCCGAGCTCGGACCACATCATCTTCTGCGACGCGCCCTGCTTGCCCATCTCGACTAGCGTCTCGCACATCTCGGGCTTGAAGGTAAACTTTTGCTTTGCCATTATTTTTTAGCGGTCTTCGCCGACTCCTTGAACGCCTTCGCGGTGGGCGCGCCCTTTTGCCCGGGCTGGCGCATCTTCTCGCCCGAGCCCTTGGCTATCCGCTCGCGCTTGGCGGCGATGTTGGCATAAAGGCCGGGTTTGGATGGGGTAGCCATTATTTTTTCTTTACCTTTCCGCCGGACTTTTTCTTGTCCATGCCCATGAGCTCGGCCAGGGTCTTGCCTGATCCTCTGACGCCCTCTTTTTTGGGTGGCGACATGGGGTTAAACGGGCGCACCGGGGCCGGCATGATCGTGCCTTCTGGCCTGGGTGGTGTTCCGCCTCCGGCCATCTTGGGTAGTTTCTTGAAACCTTCCATGGTTTCCCTTTCTGTGGAAATCTGTGCTGGGGAAAAGGGGCGTCTCCCGACGTGCCCTACTTCTACTTATGCAAAAGCCAACCCATTATGGCCCTGAAAAATTTATTGGTTTTCCTGGATTTCTTGCTGGTGTCTGGCGGTGGATTGGCCGCCTTGACGGTGCCCAGGGCCTGGTTGATCAGGACCTTGGTCATGGCAGAGGCTCGTTCGACACGCTGCGCCTCCTTGATGGGGTCCTTCATGGGCTTCATCTGCTTTGCCAGCAGCCTTCTCATCTCGCGGTTCATAGCTTCTCCTCCTTTATAAGTTTTTCAAATAACTCAAACGCAAGCTCTCCGCGAATGTGGATCAGCTGCTTTATCCCCAACAGCGCGTTAGCCATCTCCTCGACGTCAACCTCCCCCTGGCGGTCGTAGTAGTACTTGAATACAGTCTCCACGTCCTGGTCGGAGCTCCACAGGCGCATGATCGCGTCCTCAAGATCAAACCTCGTCTTTTTTTGCCCCATTGAAGCTTTCCTCTCGTATTGATTCAAACAAAGCATTAAAGCAACTACTTAGCTTGTCGTTTATCTTGTCCAGCTCGGAGGAGATGTGGTGCATCATGTTGTCCACGTCTCGCTTGTTAGCCTCCGGCGCACCAAACGACATCACGCGAACGGCGCTCGCGAATAATTCCAGGTCGATGCTAATGTTCTCAATCTCTGACAGCTCTTTGTAGTGCTTCATACCCCCATCTCCTTGCGTATGAGCTCAAGCGCTCGTTTCAAATGATACCTCCAGTACTTCTCCGTGACCCCAAGGTCGGCGGCGGTGTTGCCCATCAAGAAAGCCTCCACGACCTCCTTCTGCTTCGCGGGCATCTTGCTGTCCACGATCCTGCGTATGTCGATCAAGTCGTCGTGCGTCCAGGGCACCCAGCCCTCAGAGCTCGTCGACGTTATCCCCTCCACGTCCTCCTGCTCCATCAAGTCCGGCTCTTCGTCTGACAGCCGCGGGGCGGCGCAGTTTATTTTATATTTTTTGATGATCATGGTAGTTAAATAATGCGGCTGAAAAAACATTCCCCATGCCAGCCGCGAGCGAGAGCATGAGCCCCCTCGGAACGGGTTGGGGCTCTGATATAAATCTTGTGTCTCGCTCTGTTCTGTTCTTTATCTCCGGTATCTCTCCCTTTTTTATGCCGTCCAACAGCAGACATGTCTCCAACAACCCGCTCGCGCCCATGGTGTGCCCGATGCGTGGCTTGTACGATGTGGCGATGAAGTCATCGAAGAGACCCTCGATAGCGGCCCTCTCTGACTTGTTGTTCATCCCGGTCCCGGTGCCGTGTGTTTTTATCAGCGCCACCTCCGATGGGCTACGATCCCCCAAGGCGCCCAGTATAGCCCTCGTGTAGCCCTGCCCGTCCTCGAGCTGGCCTATGGGGTTGGCGTTGTGCTCCGAGGCCGTGTAGGCCCCCAGGAGCTCTGCCTGGGGGTTATCCTTGAGCGCCCTGTCCGACTCGAACACGGCCAGCACCGCACCCTGCCCCAGGTAGAACCCACGGTTGACGCTGTCGAAGGATGAGGGCTTGGCTCCGCGGTCGTCGTCTTCTTTCGTGAGTGTGGTACCGGACGATCCGAAGAAGGTGAGGAGCTGGTTCTTTATGGTGTCCTCAAAGCCGAGGACTATCACGCGGTCGAACCCGTACAGGTTGATCAGGTGACGAACGTCCATGAGAACCTTAAGGCTAGACGCGCACGTGCTGGCGTCCGTCGCGGTGTAGTCCGTGGCACCGATCTGCGATGCGATCCGCGAGCCGAAGATGTTCGTCACGGTGAGGATCTCCATCCGGTACGCGTACGCCAGGGAGTTGTCGAAGTACCTCTCGTCCACGGGCACTCCCCCGGAGTTCCAGGATTGGGAGCCCCCCGCGAGTATGAACCCCGTCTTGCCGGGGACTGGGTTGCCCCTGATGTACCCCACCATCTCCGGCGTGACCACGCGCTCCACCGCGCGCTGTGGCGTGTAGAACAGGCCGGACTTCGTCGCCTTTAGCAGCTCCGGGAAGAAGTGCGCCCGCTGCGGGTATGCGTGATCGTCCACGAGGTGTAGATCCTCGGTGCTTAGCGTGCTGTACTTTGTCAGGTATATCCTCATCGTATTTTCTTCAGCGCCTCCTCCATGGTCTTCGGCTCTCTCGTCTTGTTCTGGTCGATAAACTCGTAGATCTCGGCGAGCGTCTTGGGCTGTAACTTCTTGGCCTGCTCCTCCGAGATCCCGTAGATGTCACAATAGTAAATGCTTACTAACAACGTGTCAAGGCTGTCAAGGTTTACCTCGGACAGCTTCTGGTCCAGGCTGGTCGCGTCCGTGCTCGGCACCCCGATAGCCCGGGAGGCTCGTACGATCTCGTTGAATAGTTGTACCCTGTCCATCACCCCTCCATCTTCAAGTCGTTCATGAGCGCCTCCTGGGCGCTGATCTTACCCTCGAGCACCTTCACCACCTGCTCGTCGATCGTCCCACCCAGCAGTATGTGGTGGATGATCACGGGCTTCTCCTGGCCCTGCCTGTACACCCTGGCGTTGGCCTGGATGTAGTTCTCGGAGCTCCAGGGTAGGTCGTACCATACAACCTGGGCGATCTGCCCCTCGTTGCACTGCAGGTTCAGGCCGATGCCCCCAGACTGAGGGTGCGCGAGCATGATCTTGACCTTGCCCGCGCGCCACATGTCCAGGTTGTCGTCCGAGAGCTCCTGGGCCTCGGGGAAGCGCTCCTTGAGCTTCTTGAGCGCGGTCTTGTAGTGGTAGAAGACCAGCGTCGGGTGCGGGTTCTCCTCGATCAAAGACTCCAAGAACTCGATCTTCTCCTCAGAGCTCTGCGCCTCGCCCTCCTCCGTGTAGAGCGTGCCGCTCGTGAACTGCAGGAGCTTGTTGGCGAGCGCCGCGGCGGTGACCGCGGTGACCTCCTTGCCGTCGATCTCTGTAACCAGCTCTTTACGAAGTTGTTTGTACTTAGCCATGACCTCCGACGATATCGTACATGTATGGTACAAGTTAGTCAGGGGCGGCAGTGTCAGGTAGTCCTCCGCGCGCAGGCTGAAGCAGATGTCCGAGACCCTGTCCCTGATCTGGCTGTCCATGCCCGGTCTCACGGCCCACTTGTACACGACGTTCGTGTGCCGGTTCCGCTCGGCGGCGTACATGTACGTGTCACGGAACGCGGTGAGGGTCTTACCGAGCCGCTCGCCGCGGTCCAAGATGCCTACCTGGGACCAAAGGTCGCCCATGCCCTGCGGCGTTGGCGTGCCGGTTAGGATCAGCCTGCGCTTGAACTCGTTGAGCACCTTCTTGATCGCCTTGAAACGCTTCGTGCTCGGGTCCTTGAATCGCGAGCTCTCGTCCACGATCAAATTCTCAAAGAGACCAGAGAGCCAGTTGTCGACGAGCCATGGCACGTTCTCGACGTTGATGATGAACACGTCACAGTTAAACTGGTGCAGCGCGGTTAGTCGCTCGCGCTGAGATCCCATGATCTTGATCACGCGCAGGTCTTTGAGGTGGTCCCACTTCTGGCACTCCTGGGCCCACACAGACTCGGCCACGCGCTTAGGCGCAATGACCAGTGTCCGCCCCGAAGAATTCTCCTTGATGATGCTGAGAGCCGTCACAGTCTTTCCCAGCCCGGGCTCCATGAACAGCCCCATGTGCGGGACTCTTCCGGCCAGGCGTATCAGGCGTTCTTGGTACGGGTGTAGGTTTGTCCTTGAAAGCATTTAATACTTCCTTTCGTTTGTCGTGTAGCCAGTCGGCCACGGCGTACAGTTCTTTTTCTGTTACGGTATGCTTTATCTTGTTGGCTACGTTAGATATAAAAACAACATTCCCTTGGATGTATCCTATTTCGTTTAGCACGCGGTCTAACGATGGCGCGTTAGGTGATTTGCATTGACCGGCACCAAGGCCTGACGAACCCCAATCAAATTCTGTTCCAAAAATTGGGCAACGGTCCGTAGCAATAGACAAAAGATATTCTAGTGTTAGATCGCACTCTAACCCCCATTTTTTAGACCTGGATCTAGCAGAACCCAAAAAAACACAGACGTGTCCGCGTTTTGTGGCGCGGTAGGCACGCTGAATTTCATTAAGTTTTTGTTTTGATAAACCCATCAACGTCCTCCTTAGACCTTAATACGGTTACCGGAAAGCCGAGATCTGATAATTCTTTGAACACGACGAGCTGCCTTGCTGACAGCTTTCCCCTCTCTGTTTTTAGCTCGACCAGGTGGATCTGATTTTTCAGAAACACAATCCGATCCGGGACCCCCGTTATCGTGCTTATCCACTTTAGGCTGAGACCCCCGAGCTCCTTGACCCTTTTGCTTAGATGCTGCTCGATTCTCTTTTCTAGCATTCTTCTCAATCTCCACTTGGATGCCCGTCGTGATCTGCTTGACGATGTGCTCGGTCAGGTAAGCGCGCGACTCTTCGCCGATCTCGTCCGGTGCCTCGCCGATGTGCTCAAATATCCTGCACACACAATGCGTCGCCTCATGCGCGATGACGCCAGCCAGGAACGCTGGGTCCTCGTCCACGCACTCCTTCAAGTCGAACGCCATGATGATCACGGCGTGCTTGCCGTCGGTCAGGTAGTGCGTCTCGGCGATTCCCTCGTCGAGCGCGGTAGCCTTCTCCGCGATGCCGTGGTCCGCCAGGACCCTCTGGAACATTTCGTTAGAAAAGCACAGCTTGATCTGCGACGGGAAGTGACCGCAGTCCACGTGATAGTAACCCCAGTTCTTAGGCATCCGATATAACCCCTGATATGCGTTGATTGTAGCGGGGGCTGATGATCTGAACCCCATCCTCTATTGTGAATCGACAGTAGCAGACCCCGTGCTGCTCCATGAGGTCCAGCACCTTCGCAAACGCTAGGTCGGAGTCGGTCTGGGTCTGCGCCTTGAGCAGGTCTGCAAGGCTAAGCGTGGTTGCTTTTGGCATGTTGTTTGCGCTCCTCTGTGTTCTTGAGGATGCGCTGCTTTTCGTCCTCGTTTGAGAATCCCCAGGCGGAGATCTCGTCCATGGTACGGTAGCAGCCGCGGCATATATTCGCCGCGTAGTCCATGTCGCACACGTCCACACACGGTGAGCTGGTGCCGCCAAATATGCGGTCCCAGCTCTTGTCGAACGTGGCCTGGTCCAGCACCGGACGGTGCCGGGATCCCTTACCTGCCTCTGCCATTCTTGTCCTCCCTCATGCCGACTAAGATTCCAACCACGATAACCAGCAGCATCCAGAGGACGAACTCTCCAGCGCCGCCGTTTGTGACGATGTATTGCTTTTCTACCAGGCTCACTTGTTCTTCTCCAGGTTTGAAATTTCACGGCTGAGGTACCACTGCGCCTTCTTGAGGTCCTCAATCGGGCACTCTGATTTTTTACCGGCGCGTGTGAGGTACTTGATCACGTTGCCGAGGTTGTAGTTAAACTTCTTGGCCTCTATGAAGTCGATGGTCTCGATCCCACCGTCCTTGTAGTGAGGTGGGTGGTTTACAATGTCTGTCATGTGTTCTTCTCCTTTAGTTTGGCTTCGATGGCTTGATAAAACTGGAACTCATCTACTGTATCTGCGTAGCATCTGTTAATTTCCTCATCCGTCAGCCCAACCCATTCACGACAACAATGCCCGCACCTCGGGCAGAAAAACTCATGTTCATGTTTTGCAGTTTCATCGACACGTTCTTGCGATATGTCGATGGCGTGTACAGGTGCTGTGTCAAAGGTATAGGTGCTATTAAATAATTCACGACCAATTGGGTATTCCTCACCAGCCACACCACGCATGATTAGGTCATCTTCTTTGACTGGCGTGATGCCTTCCCGTGTACTTACATGGGTTTCGCCTTTGCGCTGTTCTCGTACATGAACAACAATTGGCAACTTTACACATGGCTTCCATTCTTCACCAATCGCCACAGGCTCAGGTTCAGGCTGCGCTAGTCGGTCACGCGATACTTTGTAAACTTGAATGTCGTCGTCCTCATCATAGTCCTCTGCCTTGCTCATAGCCGCCCTCCCATGACGTCGTCCTTGATGTTGTCAGCCATCCAGTTGGCCTCCATGTTGGTGCTGTTCGCGGTCCAGTAGCGCATCTGCTGGTCGGACCTGCTGATGCTGACGATGATGACCGGGTCCTCGTCGCCAACGTGCTGAAGCGCCTCCTCGATCGCGGCCTTTGATGTCCACTTCCCGATTCGTCCCACGATGCTCATAGCGGGGCCTCCCCGTACTCTTGGACCGGGTCTACCTTGCCCTGCTTCTTGTAGTACTTCACGACGAGCTTGCGTTCCTCGTCTGTTTTGAACGGCCAGTCCCAACGTTCTTGGGTTAGACCTGATGGGTGTTTTTTCATCTTTGTTTTTCTTTCATCATTTGTCTTGCGTAGTAGTAGGCCACGTTGGTGATTCTTTCTACTTGGCCCTTCCCGAAGTTGCTATTATGTCTGATCTCGTCGCAGGACACCGGGTTTGATAGTAATCCCTGGAGTGCCTTCGCGGCAAAATAATCTTCCACTGTGATGCCCTTGTGGATGTAGTTGTATTGTTTGTCTGCGTCGTTTTCGGATGGGAAAGCGTATTCTACTTTATTGAACATTTTGATTCTCCTTTAGTTTGATTCGATAAGGACGAACGCGACAACGTCGCGGTTATTGTCCGTAATTGTAACGTGCGCGCGGTGCGGAAACAAGCCGGGCTTTTCTATGTGCAGCTCGGGCTTGCCCTTGGAGTCGTTCAGTATCTGGACGTCTCTCAGGTCCATCTCCGGGGTGATGCCCGTGCCCAGCGCCTTCAGCGTGGCCTCCTTCGCCGCGAACCGGCGAGCCAGGTAGCTCACCGACATTGCGCGGTTGTCGGAGATCTGCGCGAAGTAGTCGAGCTCGAGCTTGCCCAAGATCCTGTGCACGAACGCCCAGGATTGTTTCTTGTAGCAGTTGCCCACGTGATCGATGCTCACAATGTCTGAGCCTATTCCGATTATCATAAAAAGTCCTCGCTCATGAGAGAGTTGTTAACGCTGTCCACGTACTGCTGGGCGCGCTCCTGGAATCGTATCCCTTGGTATACGCGAACCCTTGACTCGCCGCTGCTCGTCTGCGTGATCCGTATCGGCTTGTCACTCGTCGCCGCCAAGAACTGGCGCTTGAATGTCAGGTCCGTGCCCGGGTGTATCCCGCGAGCCGTGGCCCACCGTTTGAAGACATGGTACAGGTCGTCCTTGCTGATGCTAGACCTGTCGTCGAGAACCAGCGTGTCCTCGATGAACGTCCCCAGCGGGTTCGAGAGCTCCTCCATCACGTGCAAGAGCTCCGTGCCCGACGCCGGCTGCACGAACTTACCACCCCGCGCCTTGCGACGCCGCAGGCCCTCCATGCTCCAGTTGAATATGCCCGAGAGCTCGGCCTTCAGCTTGGAAGATAGCTGTGTATCCTCGCGGCCGTAGAACGAGTTAGTCATCTTGAGCACGATCATCCGGCCCGTGAGCGCGTTGCTGTTCTCGGTGAGCTGCATGACCTCGTTCGAGTAGATCACGATACGTGTCGGCAGGTACCCGTTCCAAGCCTCGCGGTTCTTGCGGTTAACGGTTACGGTATCGCCACCAACAATACGCAGAAGCTGAGAAACAACAGCAGAGCGATTCCTCTCCGGCGCACGCGCGTCCGTAAACGATGCAAGTAGCTTGCCAAGCCATGGTTGTAGTCCGAATGTGTCACATAACTCTCCCAATTCCGGCGCGACCGTGTTGTGCTGACCTAGCAGGTCCACGAGCACCTTGTTGATCGTACCCTTGCCACTTCGGCGGGGTCCGATGATGTTAAAGAACTTCTGCTGGTCGGTCTCGCCCGATAGTATGTACCCGAAGATCTCCTGCAACGTGTCCACCGACTCGCTGTCGTGCCCCCACAGCTGCTCGAGGAAGCCCTCCCACACCGGGCACTTGGCCTCCGGGTCGTACTCGAACGGCAAACTGTTCAGCGTGAAGAACCCGAGCGTGTGCGGCAGGAGCACCGAGTCCTCGAGGTGGAAGAGCCCGTTCTTCAGGCTGATCAGCTTTGAGGCCTCGGGCTTATTCTTGCCGAACCCCTCGAGCCACACCGGCGGGTGCGAGTGCGCGCTCTGTGGTAGGTGGACCGTGGCCTGCAACGCGTCGATCGCGGCGCTCACCAGAGGCGGCGTCGGGGCGAACGGTATCAGGTTCCCGCGGCGGTCTGTCTTGTTGCACTTGTTCAAGAAGTTGTACATCTTCGAGCGGATTGTCGCGTCCTCGACGGGCTCGTAGCAGTTGCCCGTGTACTTGAAGAACTCCGCCGCGTAGTGCACGAGAGTCGTACCCTCCTCGTTCGTGTGCTCCGACTCGAGGTACTCCGCCGCGTGGTTCAG